CATTCAGACCACTGAGATGCTGGACTGCATCGACAAGGGCATGGGTGAGGATGCAGACGCATGGGATGTGATCGAAGCGGGTGATTTGGGCTACTGTGAAGTGTTCCATTTCAAATGTGCATCAAAGCGCACTTGCTCGGCATGGATTGTTGGTGGCCCCATTACTGATGACAGCGAAGGAGAATCAGAATGATGAAGATGACCCCTGCCGGACAAAAGAAGGTCGGCAAAGTAATGTCGGAGTACAAGGCTGGTGAACTGCACTCCGGCAAAGGCGGTAAAGTGGTGAAGAACCCTAAACAAGCCATTGCTATCAGCTTGAGTGAGGCGGCAAAGGTAATGCGTAAACGCATGAAATGATTAAGCGCGGCAAAGAATCCTTCTCGGGGTACAACGCCCCAAAGAAAACCCCATCCCACCCTACTAAAAGTCATGCGGTGCTGGCAAAGAGTGGGGATGAGGTGAAGCTGATTCGTTTTGGTCAGCAGGGCGTAAAAGGCTCTCCGGACGGGACAAAGCGAAACGAAGCATTCAAAGCCCGACACGCTGAGAACATCGAAAAGGGCAAGATGAGTGCGGCATATTGGGCCAACAAAGTAAAGTGGTGAAATCATGGACGAAGGCGCAGCATTTGGGTTCTTCCCACAATTAAGACCCCGCAGACGCTTACAAGACCCGATAGCGTCAGCAGATGTGCCATTGCAAGTGCTTAGAGGCCGATTAGCCGGACTTTTAGGCGCACCCGCTGACATTGGAAACATAGTCCGATCTCCTATGCCTATGGAGGCTTTTGGGAGTTACGACTATGAGCAACCCCAACAACTGCCATACACGACAGAGCAATTTCTAAAAGAACTGCCGTTAGCACCCACTGCGCCCGTAGGCCAATTGGCTGGTCAAGCTGCATCGTTTGTTCCGTTGAATCCGGCTCCATTGGTAAGGGGAGTGCAAAAGGTCGGCACGATGGTCGGCGAGGGAATGGCAGAGAGGGTAGCTACTGGTAGACCAATGCTCCCGAGTTTGCTGGCAGAACCCCCATCGGCAATGTTTGCGGTGGAACCCAATGTGCCCCGCATGAACTTGCTGGACACGCCACCGGAGACAATGACAAGCCTATTGGAAGTCAAGCCACAAGCGGTGGTAAGCGACTTAGGGTTTTATTCTGCTGCCGAACAAGCTGCACTGAATCTCCAAAGAAACAAAGGTTCGGGCCAAGCATTCTTGAACGATTTGCTAAAGGCAGAAAATGTCAAAAAAGACGAACTGCAATGGATGGGTGTGGATGACTTCTTAAAAGAGAAGCCCAATGTCACCAAGCAAGAGGTTCAAGACTTCATTGCCAACAATCGGGTAGATGTGCAAGAAAGACAATTAGCTGGACAAGGTGAAAAATCTGCAGTATTTAGCGAATTCAATCCGGACACAAATAAATACTATGTTTATTCAAATGATTTAAGGCTGCAAGGTCTTTATGACACTGCGGACGAAGCAGACGCATTTGTTAAGCAATTTAATTCAAGCATTCCATACGGGCCAAGCAAATACGACAAATATCAATTGCCCGGCGGTGAGAACTACCGCGAGATATTGCTCACTTTGCCGGAAGCAATGCCAAATACATCTATTGAAATACAAAGATTCACTAAACGCATGGAAGCTATGCGTGAATTACAAAATGAATTTGCTAATGCTGGAGATATGGAGAAAGCTATTTCATTTGCACAAAAAGCTGATGATTTGCAAGCACACATTAGGCAATTGGAAAAAATTCCAGTTACCAAGCAAACAGAAAACTATCAATCTTCTCACTTTGATGAACCTAACATTCTTGCTCACATCCGAGTAAACGACCGTGTAGATGCTGATGGCAAGAAAATGCTATTGATTGAGGAGATTCAATCAGATTGGCATCAAGCTGGACGGGAAAAGGGGTACAACACGCCAGAAAAACGGGCGGCTGAACAAAAGAAATTAGATGATTTAGTCATGGAAAGACAGCAACTATTAGAAAGACAAAAGCAACTTGAAGAACTTGCATCACCGTATACAAGTCAAGGCAAAGATGCGCCTACAAACATTCTTGATGAATGGAACAGTGTTTCTAATAGACTAAACAGATTGCAAACTGAGCAAAATAGGCTTGGTCGTACCTTTGGTGATACTGGCGTACCCGATGCCCCATTCAAAGACACATGGTATCAACTAGCCCTAAAAAGGGCACTCAAGTATGCTGCTGACAATGGCTATGAACGGGTGGGGTTGACTACTGGCAAACAGCAAGCAGACAGATACAAGATGAGCAACGAAGTTAACTCATTAGCTTGGCGTGATGCTGGTGGCGGTGTAAAAAGGTCAATTAGTCTTGAATTGGTAAATGGCGACAACATGACGCTATCTGTCAACAATGAAGGCAAAGTAATGGGCGGTAACTTTGAAGATAAGTCACTTAGCTCTGTATTGGGGAAAGACTTAGCCAAAAAAATCATGGCTGAGGACAATGGCAATCTCATGGGCAACGGGCTTAACATTGGCGGCGAGGGAATGAAAAAGTATTATGATGAAGTTTACCCGCAGTATTTGGACAAGTACGGCAAGAAGTGGAACGCCAAAGTAGGCGAGACACAGATAACCACTGATTACGCTCGGGATGCAAATGGTATACCCGCACAGCGTCCATCAAAGGAATCCATCCGATACATTGACATAACACCCGAAATGAAAGGTGCAGTAAGCAAAGGCCAACCGCTATTTGCTGCTACTCCGGCAATCCCATTAGGTGCACAAGGACTGCTCGGAGAACCCGAAAAGAAGAAAGAACTCAGTCTGTTAGACTAAGCACTCACCAACAAGCCATAAGGAATTGGTAATGCAAAAGCAAGCAGTAAAAACTAAATTAGCCCAAATTAGTGTGGGGGCTATATGAGTGGCGTAAGACACGGCGGCAGGGGCATAGGAACGCCAAATAAGGCCACATCTGAGGCAAGACAAGCCATAGCAGCCTTTGTAGATGGAAACGCTTGGCGGCTCTCTATTTGGCTCGACAAGGTAGCAGAGGGCGACCCCGTTCACGACATAAAGCCAAACCCCGCAAAGGCTTTCGAGTTATTCCAATCAGTAGTGGAGTATCACATTCCAAAGCTGGCAAGGACAGAACACGCCGGAGACGCGAACAATCCCATTGAAATGAAAGTTACATGGGCGCAACCGAACAATCCATCGTAATCCCGTATAGCCCGAGAAAAGAGCAATTGCAGATTCACACTCTGCTAGACGCTAAACGATTCGGGGTGGTGGTGGCCCATCGAAGGATGGGAAAGACAGTCTCAGCGATCAACCATTTGATTAAAGATGCGGTGACCAACCAAAAGGAAGCACCGCGATACGCCTACATCGCCCCGACATACGGGCAAGCAAAGCGGGTGGCATGGGACTATCTCACGAAGTACGCAAGACCGTTAGGCGGCACAGAGAACATCTCTGAGTTGAGGGTGGACTTTTGGAACCGTAGGATTCAGCTATACGGCTCAGACAATCCCGACAGTCTGCGCGGACAGTATTTCGATGGGGTGATTCTTGATGAGATTGGCGACCAAAACCCAAAGATATGGACAGACATTATCCGACCGGCATTGGCTGACAGACTCGGATGGTGTTTGTTTATTGGGACTCCAAAGGGCCACAATCACTTTAAAGACCTCAGAGATCGGGCAGAAACTGAGGATGGGTGGGGTCTTTTAGAGTTCAAAGCCTCCCAAACGCAAGTATTGAACGAGACCGAACTAAAGGCGGCTCGGATTGAAATGGGGGACGATAAGTATCTTCAAGAGTTTGAATGCTCGTTTACCGCAGCGGTAGAGGGTTCTTATTACGGTCAATTGCTGAACGATTTGGACGAAAAGAACCACATTCAAGAGTTTCCCCGTGATGACCTTTGCAAGACAGTGGCTGCATGGGACTTAGGAATGGGAGACTCGACCGCGATTTGGGTGGCTCAGATAGCGGGTTCAGAAATCCGGATGATTGACTTTTACGAGAACAACGGCGTAGGACTCGACAATTATGTGAATTGGTTAAGGCATAATGGGTGGGACAAAGCCGAGCAAATCCTACCTCACGATGTACAAGTGCGGGAACTCGGGACGGGAAAAAGCCGACTAGAGGTTTTAACCGATGCTGGATTAAACATTCGTGTAGCCCCGCGCATGGGGGTCGATGATGGCATCCAAGCGGTACGAAGGCTTCTCCCGCGATGCTGGTTCAATGTGCCAAAGGTCAAGCAAGGACTAGACGCACTCAGAAACTACCGAAGGGATTACGATGAAAAGCGGAAAATCTTTTACGAGCGACCACTTCATGATTGGAGTAGCCATGCTTCTGATGCTTTTCGCTACTTGGCAATCGGTCTAAACGAAACCTCCGGCTGGTCAAAGATGCCCACTCAAAATGTGAAATGGATTGTGTGATGGACGAAAACAAACTCAAATCAATCATCGATGCGGAGATTTCCAACAGTCTCGGCTATTTGGAGACCGAAACCACTGAACAGCGTAGGGAAGCACTGCAAGCCTACCTCCGGCAACCATACGGCAATGAGGTAGAGGGCAAGTCTCAGATAGTCACGGGTGAGGTGGCAGAGGCCGTAGACGGTTCTCTCCCGTCATTGGTGCGTATCTTCTCGGCAAGCGATGAGGTGGTGAGGTTTGAACCCCGTGGCCCAAATGATGAGGCCGGAGCAAAGCAAGCCACCGAGTATGTGAATTGGGTTTTCAATCGTGATAACGAAGGCGTGATTATTCTTCACGATTGGTTCAAGGATGCGCTTCTCCAAAAGGTCGGTGTCGTTAAAGCCTATTGGGAAGATAAAGAAGATGTCATCAAAGAGAAGTACCGCGATCTAACTGAGGACGAACTCGCCATGCTGATGAGCGATGGCACGATGGAGATCGTTGAACAAGACACACAAGAATTCGATCAGATGACCCCAATGGGGGCGGTGAAAGTCAAGATTCATGCTGTGACCGTCTCAAAGAAACAAAAGACGGGCCGTGTGGTGGTCGAGAATGTCCCACCGGAAGAATTCCTAATCTCAAAGAAGGCTCGGAGAATTGAGGGTTCGCCATTCGTTGCACACCGTAAGCTGATGACCCGTAGCGACTTGATCGCAATGGGCTTTGATGCTGACATTGTGGACGGTATTCCTTCTAGCGACTCACTGACCTACACGCCGGAGCGACTCGTTAGGTTCTCCAATGGTGAGCAACCGGATGACTCCACAAGCATGGATGACTCGATGCAAAGTGTGGAAGTGTTTGAGTGTTACCTACGGGCAGACATGGACGGGGACGGTATCGCTGAACTGCGCCAAGTGTTCTATGCTGGCAACGAGATTCTGTCAGACGAAGAATGCGACTATGTGCCATTCCACTCGATCTGTCCGATTCCAATCCCGCACAAGTTCTTTGGTCAATCATTGGCAGACCGGACTACAGACATTCAGCTACAAAAGACCACTATCACCCGTCAGATTTTGGATAACCTCTATCTGACAAACAATGCTCGGGTGACTGCTGTAGACGGTCAAGTTAACTTAGATGACTTGCTGACAGCTACTGCGGGTGGAGTGGTGCGGATTAAGTCTCAAGGCGCAGTGCAGCCTTTGAATGTGCCTCCCGTTGCGGGACAAGCATTCCCGATGTTGCAATATCTCGACTCTGTGGCACAAAAGCGCACCGGAGTGACAGACGCTTCACAAGGGCTAGACCCCGCTATTTTGCAGAATGTGACTGCTGCGGCTGTGGCATCTATGCAAGCGGCTGGTGCGGGTAAGGTCGAACTGATCGCTCGAATCTTTGCGGAGACGGGTGTTAAGTCTCTGTTTAAAGGGATTTTGCATCTGCTCTGTAAGTATCAAGACAAGCCCCGCATTGTGCGGATGAGAGGCTCGTATGTGGCCTTTGACCCGCGTGAGTGGTCGAATCAGTACGATGTGGATATAAATGTGGGTCTTGGTGCTGGCAACCGTCAAGAACAGATGGCGATGTTGCAAATGGTCTTGCAGAAACAAGAGCAAGTATTGGGACAGATGGGGCCAGCTAACCCATTGGTGAGCATGGGACAGTATCGCAACACTCTCGGTCGGATGGTGGAAGCTGCCGGATTCAAGGACAG